AGAGCGAGCGCGAACGAGAACTCCAGCGCAGGCTGACGCAGCAGGGCCGTGAAGTCGCGGAGGCGCGCCGTCAGGCCGCCTTCCAGCAGGCCACGCTGGGTCAACTCCAGTCGCAGGTTCAGTTGCTGACCGCCAACCTGAGCGATCAACAGCGCCAGGAAGCCGCGCGTCGTCAGAAGGAACAGGACGACTACCTCAAGACCCTTCCCCCCGAGCAACGCCTGGACGCCCGGATCGACATGCTGGGCGAGCAGATCAGGGGACTGCAGACCGCCGCGACGCCGTCGCGACCGGTGCAGCCGCCGGCTGCTCCCACACCGGCTCCCGCCGGCGAGGACGCCTCGCTGGCCTACATGCGCCAGCGGGCGATAGACATCGTCAACGAGGCGCAGCAGGAGTTCGGCGTGCACGTCGACATCTCCCAGTTCAGTGACGCGGCGTGGGAGACCGAGGAAACGTTCTACAAAGCGGTCATGCGCGAAGCCGCGCGGGCCGGCAGCAACGGAGAAGAACCTGTGCCAGCCAAGAAACCCCCGGCCAACGAAACCCCTCAGCAGATGCAGGCGCGTATCCGCCGCGAGGTAGAGGAAAGCCTCGGTGTCTCCTCGCCGACTGCCCCTCGCTCCGCGCCCCGGCGCGCCACCAAGCCCACCGCCGAGGACGTGCGCGCTGCGGTCGACGCTTACAAGTCGGACCGAGGCCCGCGTCAGCAGGTCGCCAAGCTGCGGGAGATGCGCGAGAAGATGGGTTAGTGGCCAAGGGCGCGACTGGTACGCAGGCTCTCAGCGCTCAGGTGAAGCCGCTCTACGGCGTCCGCAAGCCGAAGAAGAAGCTGCGGAAGAAGACTTCATCTAGGAGACGCTAACCATGCCACAGGGCACGACCGGCACCGTCGCACTATCGCCCGAAGTGAAGGCGATGTACGACGCTGACTTCTACCTGCAGGGCCAGTCGATGGTCTACTGGGACCAGTTCGCCGACCTCAAGGGCCCGATCATGAACGGGCAGCGCGGCATCAGCCAGAACTTCCCGATCATCGAGTCGATGCAGCCGAACTACACGGTGCTCGACGAGTTGATCGACGTCGCGCCCAACCAGATGCGCGGCTCGGAAGTCGTGGTCACGCTGAGCGAGTTCGGCGGCGCCATCGAGGTGACCAAGTTCCTGGTCGCGACGGCCTACGCGGACGTCTACAAGCAGGCGGCGTACGTGAATGGCTATAACCTGGCCGAGTCCATCGACTACATCGCCCGGGCCGTGTTCGGCCAGGGCTCGCGGGTCTGGTACCAGAACAACCACACCGCCCGCAACCAGTTCGCCGGCCAGACGGTAGCCGCCGACACGCTGACCATCCGCTTCCTTGAGATGCTGTCGATGATCGCCCGCTCGGTCAAGATGCCGCTCTACGAGGACGGCGCCATCGCGAGCGAGCTACACCCGTTCTGCTGGTACGACCTGCTCCAGGACACGACCAACGGCGGCCTGCGCACCATGTCGCAGTACAGCCATCCGGAGATCCTGTTCAACGGCGAGATCGCCTACTGGTCGGGCGCGCGGCTGATCGTAAGCTCGAACGCCAAAGCCTTCTGGGGCGCGGGCGCGGCGCCGACCTCGGCCGTCGCCACCACGCTCAGCGTCGCCGCCAACCCGGGCGACCCCAGCATCACCGTCACCGCCGCCACCAACATCGCCGTCGGCATGTGGCTGTCCATCCAGGACGCGGCCGAGCCGGGCAACACCTGGACCGACACGAACGAGTTGTTCCGCGTCACGGGCATCGCCGGCAACGTGATCTCGGGCTTCGCGCTCGACCCCGGGCCAGGCGACACGGGCACCCTCAGGTGGCCGCACGCCTCGGGCGCGGCCGTGGTCAACAACAACTCGGTCTACCCGGTGGTCATGTTCGGCCCCAACTCGGTCACCAAGGCGGCCTCAAGCTGGACCGGCCCATACGGCGAGACCGTCGTCACGGGGCCCTTCGACCGGCTCGGCCGCTTCCTGACCTTCGGCTGGTACGCCATCCTGGGCTACGCGCGCACGCGCAACGCCTGGCTGTTCAGGGGCGAGGTGGGAGCCAGCCAGTCGTGAGCGACGGCGACTGGTACGACCGCTGCCCCGACGACGGCTGCGTGGAGGTGGAGGCCAACTTCCGCAGCCACGGCACGGGCACGTCCGACCTCCACACCTCGCAGCAGGAGTGGGCGACGTTCAACGCCGACCGCCGACAGGGCGGGTGTGGCTTCAACTGGTCGCGCACCAATGCCACGGGCATAGCGCGCGATGCCGCGCGCGGGGTGCTGTCGGCGCGCCCCACGCGCGCGGCGCAGATCGAGCGCAGCTTCTCGACGCCCAGCGCCGCCTACCAGGCCAACTACGAGGCCATCTTCGGGCATGCATAAAAACACCGCCGAGGGGGGTGTGGTGACCATCGACGAGAACATCGACCACACCCGCTGGCCGTGCGTGCCACACGGGCCCGAGATCGCCTGCGCGCAGGCCATCATCCGCTACCAGAACCAGCAGAACGGCCGCGTGCTGCGACCGCTGCCCGTGCGTTATGCCGATTACCCGCCAGCCGCTGGCTAGCGCAATCATGGTGCCGACCCGGTCGGTGGTCATCCCGACCACGGCCGGGCGGTCGGTCGCCTTCCGCAACGGCGTGGCGACCGTCTACGACACGAACGACCTGCCCTACCTGCTGGCGCGGCCGGACGTGCGCATCACGCTCACGTCGTACGCGCTCGGCTGGATGGATGACGTGCTCGCGCACACGCCCAAGGTGAACGCGGACCTGCACTACCCCGTCGAGCCCACGGTCGTCGAGGAGGCCCCCGCCGACGAGGTCGAGGCGGTGCTGAAGATCAAGAAGCCGTGGCGAAAACCGCCAAGCAACTGATCCGCGAACTCGCCACGCGCGTCCAGCAACTGGTGGTCTGCACGCCTTCTGCGGGCGGTCCCACCCAGTTGCACGCCCCCGCACTGGTCCAGTACTTCCCGCAGCAGATCACCCAGTTCAACGGCTGGGTGTATTGCGCGGGCACCGTGGACGCGCAGAACACGGGCCTGGAGGTGCGCGGCCAGCAGTGGGACCCGGTCGCGAGCACGCTCCAGTTGTACGCGCCCGGCTTCCCGGCGCCGATCACGGGCGGCGAATACGAGATCAACCTGCGCTACCCCCGGTCGCGGCTGACCGAGGCGCTGAACTCGGGCATCGGCCAGCTTGGGCTGTCCTGGTACCGCGACTGGATGGACGAGAGCCTGACCACGCTCCCCCAGCAGTGGATCTACTACCCACCGCCGGGTCAGTACTGGAGCAACATCTATCGGCTGGAGATCCAGATCAACACCTCGCCCACCCAGATCGGCTACCCGTTCGCCGACGCCGAGTACCTGAACTGGCGCCCCAGACGGTGGGTCGACCAGATGGGCCAGGAGAACTGGGCCATCGAGTTCGGCATCCTGCCGCCGGTCAGCCGTCAGCTACGCGTCTTCGGCGAGGGCTACTACCCCGACCTGGTGCACGACACCGACATCCTGCCCCTGGCGGGCAAGTGGGAGCGGGGCGCGCTCGACTGGATCTACGACTACGCCGAGTTTCGGCTGAACTGGTGGATCAGCAACAAGCAGCCCACGGCCGAGGCCGACAAGGTGCGTCAGCAGGCGCTGGACAGGCTGGAGCAGCAGAAGAACGAACTGCTCCAGAACGCGCCCAGCCATCGGCCGGGGCGGATCGTGACGCCTGGCCACGGCGACGCGATGGCGTTCCCCAGCCCCGAGGACTGGCGCTACCTGGGCGCCTTCAAGTCAAGCTCCTTCCACCGAGGCGGCTAGCCCGTGACCACCAACGGGACGGCGTACGCCTGGCCGAACGTCCAGCCCGGCCAGGTCGAGGAGGTCATCCTGAACGGGCTGCCGATGCAGCTTGTGCCGGGCAAATACACCGTCCAGGAGGCCGACCGCTTCGGCGAGAAGGTCTCGCAGGGCGACCCGAAGTACGCCGACTTCAACCCGTACGAGAGCGCCCAGGCGGTCAGCACGCTCGTCTCGGGGGTGGGGCTGCGCCGCTACACCGACGTCCAGGACCCGACCACGGTCACCACCTACTACAAGGAGTCGTCCAACGTCTCGTGCGTGACGATGCCCGTGGTGCTGTCGCCTGAGATGCTGCAGCAGGCGCTGCCGGGCGCGACGGGCCCGGCGGTGTGGATCGGCGACATCACCATCGGCGGCGTCCTGCACACCGTCGCGGTCGGCCCGAACGCGATCTGGCAGCGCGCCACGAACGGTACCTGGTCGGTGAGCGTGGCGCTGCCGGCCGCGCCCGTGGCGAACGCCGTTTCGGTCTTTCGGAACACGCTCATCATCGGCTACGGCAACGCCCACACCGCCCAATCCACGACCGACCTGACCACGCTCGTCGCTGTCACGGGCAACCCGGGCCCGGGCGTCGGCAACCTGTACGTGTACGCGGCCACCGCCGACCACGCCACCAGCTACGTCGCGGGCTCGACCACCCAGGACCCGACCATCGTCATGGCCTCGCTCACCCCGACTACGGGCTACGCCACGCCCGTGCAGACGGGTAGCCCCGTGCTCAGCCTGGCGCCGGGCGGCGGCGTCGCGCTCGTGTACGTGGGCAAGGTCGACGAACTGGGCGAGATCGACAACAACAACGGCCTGTACCGCTCGCTGATCCCCTTCGACAGCCCGTACGCGGGCAACTGCACGCCGCTCAAGTGGTACCTGGCCTCGGGCGCCGACGCCCAGCGCGGGCCGACGGTGCTCGTCTTCCCGCGCGGCCACGGGCTGTGGATGTACGCGCCCAGTACGATCACCTCGGGCGACTCGTTCAACATCGCCCCCTGGACGCAGCCCTGGCTGGACCCGCCCAACGCCAAGGGCGCGGTGCGCGCCATCCTGGGTAGCTCGCGCTGGCTGTACTTCTCGGTCACCCGCTCCGCCGACGGCCACACCTGGATCTACCGCCGCGACGCGGCCACGGGCGCCTCCCACACCTGGCTGGACCTGGGGGCGGGGGCCTGCTACGCGATGGCGCTCACCCAGAACGTGCCGGCCGGGGGTGGGGGAGCGCCGGGCAACCCGGTGCTGCTCATCGGCTACGGCAACTCGGTGATCTCGGTGGTCATCCCGCTGGACGGCGACAACGAGCAGGACGACCCCGCCTGCCGCTACAACGTCTTCGGCTGCCTGGACCTGCCCGACACCGAACTGGGCTTCCCCGACGAGGACAAGATCCCCTTCTCGGTGCGCGTGATCGGCGACAACCTGTCCCCGAACACGCGCTGGTTCGAGGTCTTCGCGGCCTGGGACGGCGGCCCCTATCAGAGCCTGGGCCTGGTCAACACGGGCCCCAAGACGACCGAGTTGTTCTTCCCGCCGAACATCGCCGCGCGCCGCCTGTCCTGGCGCATCTGCTTCCACAGCACGGACGGCTCGACCAGCCCGAAGCTGTACGGCGTCACCCTGCGCATGAGCCTCAACCCGAAGCTCTACCGCCTGTTCGTGCTCCAGGCGACCGTGCCCACGGGCAGCTTCGCCACGCTCGCGGACAACCTGCAGAACCCGTACTCGCTCATGCAGCAGTTGTGGCAGGCGCGTCGGGAGGGCTTCCCGGTCGACTACACGGACCCCTGGAACGACGGCTTCAAGGTGCGCATCCTGAAGATGCAGCAGACGCAGATGCTGCGCCAGCCCGACATGGTGCCCGAGACCAGCCTCGACTTCACGCTGCTGGAGATGTACGCCTCCGCCGTGCCACCGGGCGGCCCCGTGGCGCTGGAGTTCCTGTACGATACGGTTCAGCCAGACGGCAATCTGCCGGCCAACCTGTACGGCTACGACCAGCCGCTGAGCCAGTACGACACGGTGAATCCGATCTGATGCCGCTCACGACCGTCGACTTCGTCCCGCAGGGCCCGATCCGTTCGGCCGACATCCTCCAGTACGCCAACCTGCTCACGGGCGTCATGACCGATCAGCCCGTGACGCTCAAGAACGCGGTCAGCATCGGCGGCAGCCAGGCCGTCTCGACCGTGCCGCTGAAGCTGTACGGCGCGCCCACCCAGAACACGCACCTGATCGACTTCTATCCCAGCCCGTCGAGCACCCAGCCGGGCTTCGGCCTCGACGCCTACGGCCGCTTCGGCTGGGGACCGGCGGGCTCGGCGGTGCAGGACACCTTCATGAGCCGCATCGCCACGCAGGCCGGGCACGCTTCGGACACGGCCGGGGTGTACGTCCAGCCGCTACTGGAGGTGGGCGGGCCGCTCACCGCCGACGGTAACCTGGTCG